CCGCGCTGATGTAGCAGCCGCCGGCGGCGAGTTCGGCCGCGGCGTGCGCCGTCTGTGGGAACAGCAGCACGGACGATTGCTGGCCGCAGTTCGGCGCATTTACGGTGGTCGACGTCGCGCTGGCGGCGAGTGTGCACGAGCCGGACGCGTTCGAACGACCGTTAAGCGCGCCCTGCACCGCTGTTGCGATCTTGGCCGGGTCTTTCTCCCGAAGCGAAATGCTATATGCGCCAGCGCTCATTACCGTTTCCCCGTGGGCATTTCATCGACCGGCTCGATCCCTTCAAGAAAACTCCAATCCGTACCGGCAGGAATGCGGCACTTGAAGCGCGAATATCTTGTATCCAACAGAAGATTGCAGATACCGGTGACCGGATGAATCAAGCTCTCGGTGCCTTCGGTGATCGCCTGTTGCTGGTTTTCCCGACGAGAAGCCGAGCCGTAGACCGTTGCGGCATCCGTGATCGGCCTGAAACCCTTTTTGAGCTTGATGCGCCGGTTGTCGGTTCCCTGCTCTGCCGTCTCAAGGATCGCTTGCAGGTTCGGACCGTTGAAAAAGTTGAGCGCGTGCGACGTGTCGAATGCGGCCAGTTGCGGCTTGACCGCGCTTTCGAAGCTATCGAGCGACACCGTCATGGTGTCGAGATCGGTAAAGCCGAGCGAAGGCAACTGTTCGAGCGTCACGCCAGGCTGCGACATCGTGAACAGATACTCTCCGGAGAACTGCACCGGAGCGAAGCGATTGAGCGCGATATCGTACAGCAAGCCCTTGTCGAACTGCCCCGCCACGCCGTTGACCGACTTGTAAACCCACAGCACCCGCGAAGATCGCGGGTCGGCGATGCCCATGAACATCTGCAATTGCGAAGCGTCGAGATCGGCGAGAAACGTGCGGTCGACGCGCTCGCGACCAATCGGCGTCGGATTGCCGCCGGGCACAATCGACTGAAACCCCTGCAACGAGAAGAACAGCACGGTCGTTCCGGACATCACCAGCGAAAGCGGCCCATAGATGCCGAGCCCTTCGGCGATCTTGTCGAACTGAAACACGCGCGGATCGCCGGGCAGATACGTCATGGCGCGCACCATCGTATCTTGCAGGATAACACCGCCGGACTCGCCGCCGGCGCAGCCGCGGCAAAAACCGCCATCCGGAAAGTCCTGATAGTCGCTGAAATTCGTGTAACCGAAGTTCCAGGAATTGACGCTGTTCACGTCGTTCAGACCCGACCACGCGGCCCGGTTCGGATTGGAGAGAAGCCCGGTCAATACAAGAAATTCGCCAACCACGCTGATGTAGCGGGCCTGCGGCGGGTTACCGAGCGCATTCGAGAATGCCGAATCCGCCGTGATATCGAACTTTTGCAACGGCACGTTCGCTTGGGTCACGAACACCAGGCTATTGAACTGGACGAACTGCCATTGATCATCCGTCGAGATCGCCGAATAGGACGTTCCGCCCGCGGAGACTTTCGACCAAGTAAAATTCGTGTTGTTGAACAGATAGAGATCGGTCGCGGTCGCAGCGAACACCACCACCGACGCGTCCACCTTGTAGGCCGCCAAAGCGCCGCGGCACGGCGCCCCGAGCGACGCCGAGATCGAGGCCAGCGACGGAAACGGACCATAGCCATCATTGCGCGGAACGACATTGAGAACGTCGCGCGAGGTCGACGCTTCGTAGTCCGAAATGTCCGGAGAGTAAGGGGGAATTGGCAGCAAAGGCATCAGAAATTCCCCGGCGGCGGCCGAATGCGGCCGGTCGCCATGCGCGCCGAGGTCTCGTAATCGAGCATTGCCTTGATGCCCGGAATTTGGTTGCTCATCCGCTGCGCGCCCTCATCGTCTTCAAGGACGCTCGAATATAGGATCAGCTTGGCGTGCGCGCGGATCAGGTTTTCGCCGTCACCGGTCCAAGCGTTGGTGTCGGTGTCGTTCACTAGCGGACGCGGCAAGAGCCGGTAATGCATGTGCGGCCGGATCACGTAGCCGGTGACCGGCACCGGCCACATGATGATAGATTCATCCACATAGGTATAGATCGTCGGCAGGCCGTTCGCGGTGTTGAGCGCCGTCAGCCACTCGAACTGATCCGGTTCATAATGCGTCAACGGATAGGTCGAGACACCGTTGACGATGAACAGCTTATCGAGCTTGATGACGTGCGGGATGTTGACGAGGTCGTTCCCGGTATAGGTCGATTGCCCCGCATTCGTCGTAAACGTGATCGAGCGCGTCACATTGAACCAGAACCGCGAGCGCTCGTACTGCTTAATGGCGTCGTTTATTGCGCTTTGAATTTGGCTTGTGAGGTCGTTTCGCGTCAGGTCGTTCGCGATGTTGGTTTGCAGGTCCAAAAACGTGCCCATAGTCCACCGTCGCGCGCTGAGGTTTCGGAGTTGGCGGCGGCGGTTCGTCGAGAAGAACCGCCGCGCGGTAGTGAAGGTGAAACGCGATCGCGTCCATCAGGCGTAAACGGTGTAAGCTTCCGAGCCCGGCGTGACGTTGGTCATGCGAACCTGAATCGTCTTGGACGACTGATAGGCGATGCCCTGCGCGCCGGCGCCCTGATTGGCGTCCCAGGAGCCGCCGGCGCCGAGCGCAAGCGTCAAGGTGCCGGACGTCGCCGCGCCGTTCACGATCAGGCAATAGATCGTGTCGCCGACGCGCGCGGCTCGACCGAACTGACTGAGAGCGATACGCATCAGGGCGGCGGTCGGCAGCGTGCCGGTCGCGCCACCTTGCGCGTTGTGAACGATGGTGCCGCCCGTCAGGTCGGATGCCTGATAGGTCTGAGCGCCGCTGTAGCTGGCCGCAGCGGGCATATTGTAGATGACCGGATTGCCGACCACTTGGGCCGAGTCCTTGCCGGAATCATCCACGCCGGTAAAAGTCGTCATAGGTGCGCCCTTTCAGGGGATCGAGAAAGCGGAAGGGCGGCCCGAAGGCCGCCCAGGATCATCACTGGCCGTAATTCAGGTCGTTATCGAACACGTATTCGATGACGACATAGACGGCGCCCGCGGTCGCAGCGGTGCCGACCGTCGTCAGCGCGGCCTCAACCTGGGTGTCAGCGGCCAACGGGGCGAGCGCGGCGCCCGATAGCGTGCCGGCAACCTGGCCCGTCGCGGTTTTGACGTCGGCGGCGTTGACCAACTCGGTTCCGGCGCCACCGACGAAACCGACGCTCAATGCGGCAGACGTGCCGGCGTTGACGGTCGTGGTTTTGTAGATGTTGGAGCGCAGCACGATCGCGCCGGTCGGAAGCCACTGCTTATTCACCGCAACGCCGCTGGCGGCGTCGTTGTAGTTGACCTTGAAGCGAAGATAGCCAGTCTGCTGAGACGAGCTTTTGCGGCCGAGAGACATAGGACGGTGCCCTTTCTGAGAGCTTAGGCATTCACCAGCGGCCGAAGCCGCTGGATCATGCTCAAATGGTGGAGATCAGTTCAGCGAGGCCGCGTTAGTGCGGCGCCGCGTAGGTGGTGCAAACGATGGTGCCGAAGTCAGCCGCGTTGAAAACCGACTTCTTGATGCCCCACACGGTTTGAGCGGAAACGCCAAGCTCGCGCTCGTAATCGAACAGTTCTTCGATCCACTTGAAGTGCGAACCCTTGGCGAACTCCTTGCCGAAGCCGACCGCGCCGGCCTGGGCACCGCAGAACACCGCGCGCCGGGTGTTGGCAACTGCCGTGCCGGCGTTCGCCACGCCTTGCGGCAGGCGATACCACTTATGGAGGATCACGCCGTTATACTCGCCGAGCGCGCCGGTGTAGATCGGCGACTTGGACGCCGCACCGCCGGCCAGGGCCGCTTTCTCGATATCGAGCCACTGGCCCGTCGAGGTATTGGTGCGCATGTCGGTGACCTGCGCGTTGTGCATGAAGAAAAGATATTTCTTCTCGCCGTTGACCATGATCGGGCGGATCAGCGGCGACGCGGTTTCGGCGCGCTCCAGGAGCGTGTCGATATACGCCAGGTTCATCTTGGCGGTGTTGTCGCCGCCAACGGACGCGTCGTCGGTGTACGAGCTGGGCCGGAAGATATTGGTCGGCGCGGTGATCGCGTTGTTGCCGGAGTAGCGCATGTCGGTCACGACGGTGTTGCCCGTCAGATGGTTCGCCATGCAGTAGTCTAGCCGGTTCGCAAACCAGTCCTTGAGACCGCTCTTGGCCTCATTGCGGAGGTTGAACGGAACGCGCTGCGCGTCGATCGTGCCCTTGTTCTTCACGCGGGCCGCGTGTGCCAGTTCGTTGATAATCAGCGCATCGTTGTAGGTGGTCAACGATTCTTCGTTGCCCTCAAGGGTCTGGCCCTCGGTGACACCGTCGCCGGTCATCTGGACGCGCAGGCCGATCGTGACCTTGTCACCAGCGTTCTGATCCAGTTCGGTCTTGACCTGAATCATGTTGTCGGAGCCCTCGCCCATGAAACGACCGAAGTACGTTTCCTTGAGAGCTTCAACGTTGAGCTTCTTCGCCCAAAGCTTGTTGCTAAGGGCATTATTGACGGAAAAAGTCGTGTCGGACACTTGGTCCCTCCGATGTTCGAATTTCGAGTGATGGGTTTTGCGGGCGTGACGCTGCCTGCGAGCGCATCACCGAAATTCAGCCCTCGGCGCGGGCTTGGCGTTTAACGTCTGCCGAGACGAAAGCGCGCGATCAGGGCTCGCGCGAGGCCCTTAGTTTGTCGAACGGTTGGACGGCATCAGCCGCCCATGATCCGTTTCGCCTTCGCGGGGTTTTTCGCCGTCCACGCCTCGAACTCATCGAGAGGCATCGCAAGCAAACGTTCCGCGGTCATTTGGTCACCACCATCTGAGCCGCCGGCGCCAGTCAAGCTTTTGTTGACTTGTTGACCGCGCTCGATTGTGTCTAACTTTTCGGCGCCCTTGCCGGTGTCGGCCGGCTTCGCCGCAGCCTTGTACCCGCGCTGCTTCGCCAGGTCGTAGATGATTTGAGCCGGGCTCTTTTTCTTGCCGAAAGCCAGATCGGCGATGCCCTTTTCGTCGGCGATAAGCGCGTCATGAAGCGCCTTCGCTGCCGCCTGCACTTCCTGAATCGGAGCGCCAGCCGCCTGCAACGCCATCGGATCGTCATAGCCGATCGCGATCAGTTCGCTGGCGCGCGTCTGGAGCAGGAAGTTATAAGCCTGCTTGTAGTCCGGGTTTTTGGTCTCGAACTGCGCCGCATCGGCCTTGTAGTTGTTGACGAACGTCTGTTGTGCGACTTCATCCGCGGTCTTTTTCTCGTTCGCGGCCTTTTCGTCGTCGAGACGCTTCTGCATCTGAGCGAGGGTTTCGCCCACATGCTTGACCGCGCCGAAAATATCTTCCTCGACAGACGGCGGCGCGGCCGGTGCATCGGTCTTTTGATCGCCCGGCTTCTCGTTCAGCCGATCGAGGATGGAGAACTTGCCCCGCATTTCGGCAAGCTGCGTTTCCAGGTTCTTGACGGTGTCGCCGAGCGCCTTCCGCTTGGTCCGTTCTTCTTGGAGCGCCGACAGCGGGACATGCTTGGGCTCGCCCTTGCCATCCTTGCTCTTGCCGTCCTGATCGGTCGGATTGGTTTCACCGCCCGGATTGCCGCCGTCTACGCCTTCGCCGCCGGCAGGATCGGAGCCGGTATCCGAAATTCCAGTCTCGCCGCCGGACGAAAAGAACGCTTCTTCCTCAGTCGAGAGCGTCGGCAGTCCGCTATCGGATTCGATGGTCTCAGTGGTCATTTTGAGCTTTCTGCCGGAACGGCCGGCAACCGAAGTGCGGAACGCCGCACGCGGACCCGGCAGTTACCGGGATTGGTGTTGTTTCGTACGAAACAAATCTCTCAGGAGGCGAGCAGGAGCAGCGCTTGCTCGTTTCGCCGTTTCTTTGCCGCTTGAGCGGCCTGCATTTGGGCGCCCATGCGCTGTTGCGTGATGGCCGCTAGATCAACCTGCGGCGCCGGCGGCGCGACAGGCGCCGCGCTAATGGGCGCGAAGCGCGGTTGCGATCGAAGGTCAATCGGCGGCGGCGGCTTGCGCTCGATCGCGGCGAGTTGCTTCACCCGCTCCGCTTCCAGTTTGTAATGACCGATGCCGCCATATTGCAGCGGATCGACGCCAGCGCCGGTCCAACTCATTTCGACGTCGGAGACCGAAACCGTGAAGGGCGCCGGTTGGATCGCCTCGCCGTCAAAGCCAAGAACCGGATTGGCGGTGACCGCAACCGAGCCCGGCGCGATCGACCACATTTCCGAGAACGTCGCGCTTTGCCCCGTTACGGCAAAACTGGTCGATCCGACCGCCTCGATTTCCTTTTCCGTGACGCCCTGCCCGGCGACGACGAAGGCGGCCGGGCTAATGTTGTCAGAGATCGAGAACGCGACGGTTGCGCTTGCCGTAATGGCGTAGGACGCCGCAGCGACCTGCAAGACCGTGATGGTGTGACCGCCCCGCGGCCCTGTGCCGATCGGGTTGACGCCAATTGGACCGAAGCCGAACATTTATTGATTGCCGACGATAAGGATATTGATCTGTCCCATGTCGACCGGCGTTCCGCTCGAACCATTTGCGACCAGAACTCGAACATGAGCAGTAGTTTTGTCAATTCCCGTTCCGGCCGATGCTGTCGCGTAAAGATTGACCACCAATTGAGCGTTTGTGGCAGAGTTAGCATTTGCCGTACCAGAAACTACGTAATTCGCATCGGCCATGGCGTTCGTGAATGCAATCGTGTAGTCACCAGCCGCATTGCGCGTCACAGACGCAATGTTGAATTGTGCCTGCGTCGTAACTGTGCCTCCAGATACCGTGAAGCAAACCCACGCCTTGATTGCACTGGGATGATTTTGCTGCACCGCCGGTGTAACAGGAAGACTTGAACTGGATGCTGCCTCTTGGTCAGATTTGGCGGCAAAGGCAATGCGCGCCGCCGGCAACGTCCCGCTCGTGAGCAACGAAGCATTTGCCAGGTCGGCCGACAGCGCCGTGATGAACACGTTCGGCGCCGCGCTGAAATTGATCGCAGACGTTCCGCCGGCAGAGTTGGACGTGATCGTGGTGCGTGCGAGCGTCGTCCCGCTGACCGTATAGGCGCCGAAACCCTCTTCCCATTGGGTTTTGTCGGCGCTTTCAGCCCGATACGAATAGATGGTGCCATTGACCGCGCCCGCGCTGGCCGGCGTCTGGTAGCCTGTAACGGCAGCGGACACGGCAAAGCTGCCCGTGCCGCTGGACGCGGCCAGAAATCCGCAGGCGTCGAGAAATCCGTTTGCGCTCATTGGATCGTCAACACGCCGTTGGTCTGATCGAACTGCACTTGGAAACTGTTGCCGTTCGTCACGTTCACTTCAGCGCCGTAGTCGACCCAACCAATCAGGTTGAGACCGGCAGCGGTCGAATTGTACAGGACCGCATAGCGGAATTGGGCGATCGAGCCGCCCGAGGCGGTGAACTGCGGCTGACAGATGATCAGCTTGTAAACGCCCGACGTGTCGGCGCTCGAAACGAAAGCAGCGGCGACGCCGCCGGCGGCATAGCCGTTGCCGGCGGCAATTTCGGAAATGTTGCTCTTGACTGTGTTCGTTGCGACCGGCGCCGTGTCGGTCAACATCACCTTCAGCGTGTCGCTGTTGAGGTTGTGAACCTTGTTGGCGAGATCGCCCGAAAAACAATTGAACTTGTTGAAAACCGTGATGGCAGCCTCCTATGCGAACCGAGCAAATTCACCGTGGTGACGCGAAGCGCCATCACAATACGCCGCATGCGCCTGCTCTTTGGTGGCGTGCAGCCCAAGACTGAAACATTTGCCGCCGGCACGGACGCAAGCGCGCCATTTCCCGGTTGCGGGATGAAAAACGACGCCTTTGAAGCCGGATGCATTGTTTTTGTTTCGGCGCCGGTTCGATTGGTTTTCGCCGGGCGTGCATTCCCGCAGATTTGCCAAACGATTGTCCGCTCGATCAGCGTTGACATGATCAGTATATTCGGAAGGCCATACGCCATGCACATACAGCCAAGCCAACCTGTGGGCTGGGTAGATCGCGCCATCCACGCCGATCAGAACATACCCGTAAACGGTGCGGCGGCAACCCGCGACTGACCCGGCGGCAATGCGCCGCGCTGGCTTCACGCGCCAAACGAAAATCCCCGTTTCGGGGTCATAGCTGAGCAATTCCCTAAGGCGCGCCTGAGTCAAAACCGTCATTGAGCCCCCATTGGCGCGATCCCGATCACGTCGCCGTTGGCATCCTTGATGAGTTGTTTCGGCGCCGAGATCGAGCTTGCGAGCGAGGCGATTGCGTGTTGCGTGGCCTGCTGATCCCGTCGCATTTCGTTGATGAGGGTCATCATCATCGCGGCGACTTGGCCGCCATCGTTGCCGCCAGGAACAGGCCGACCGTCCGGCCCCACCCGCGCAGGCGCCGTCATGGCCTTCGTCAGCGCGTCAGTTTGAGCGTGATGCATCGCGACCTCGCGCTTGGTATCGGCCTCTTGCCGCATTCCCGCGATTTTCGCTTGCGTCAGAGCATTGGCGCCGTCGATTTGCTGTTTCGTCTTGGCCTGCTCGAACTGCAATTCCGCATCGCGCTTCTGCTGTTCGGGATCGGGCTGTTGCTGCGATTGCTGGATCGAATCGCTGATGTCCTTTTGGGCGGACGTCGGCAGCGGCGAGTATTTGAGCAGCGCGAGCCAGGTCGCCGGCGGCAGCATCTTGCCGATAACCGGCAGGATTTGTTGCAGCATGGCCCAGGTGGTGTCCTTCTGATCGGCGGACGTCGGACTTTCGTCAACGATGGTGTCATAATCGTTGCCGGTCTGATCCTTCTCAAGCGGCACGTACTGAGCGTTTTCCGGTCCTTCGATCCGGATCAGGCGCCCGTCAGAAAGATAGTTCTGGATCAGATAGAGCATGCAGCGGCCCTGCTCTTTCCGATATCGCCGCAAGCCGTCGAACAGCGGTTGCAGGATGATCATCACCGACTGCTTGCGCTGGCGATCGAGCGAGGCGGCCTGATCAGCCTGCGCCTGCATACCGAGCGTTTCGATATTGACGCCGGAGACCTGCGGCAGCGACGCGACGGCGAACTGCATCAGGTTAAACGTCGCTTCCGGGAACTGCGAAACCGGCTTTTGCGCCCATTTCGGGTTATTGCCGGCGAGCGCGCCAGGCTTCAGATAGGTGACCTGATCGTTTTTGGCCCAAGAGGCTTCACCGTCGCTATCATCGTCGAAGAACTGGCCGCGCTCGACCATGATCCCGCCCTTTGCGGACGTGTTCATGATGTGCATGGTTTGCGACATCCACTTATTCGACCAGCGCGCCGGGTCTTTCATCGCCCGCACGATGCCGAAGAAGCAATTCTTGTTGCGATCCCGCTTGCCCGTCATCGCGTTGAACGAAAAACGGTTCTGGATCGGCGCATCGCCGATTTCGAGCAGAACGCTACCGAGATACGCCTGCCGGTAGACCTTTTTCGTGGTCTTGACGACCTTTGGCATCGGCGCGCCGGCCATCTCGAACTTGGCCTTGTACTCGTTCACCTCGTCCTGAGACAGCGTCAGGATGTTGTTCCCGGTCGGGTCAGCCGGATCGAGCATCAGGAACGCCGGCACGCGCTCGAACCATTGCGCGCGGACAAGCGTCACATGCTTGTCGTCGTCGCCCTCGCCGAGCGCGTTGTTCTGCGGCTTGTTGTAGAAATGGCCGTCGTTTTCGTGCGGCTGACCATCCTCGCCCACCGGGCGATCATCCATCCACGACGCGTTATAGTCGGCGTCCTCGAACGGCTGTTTCGGATCGCCGGGGCACAGCGCGCGAGCTTCATCGATCGGCACATTGCGCCGAACGTGAAACACGCGGCGCTTGTCGACAAGGTTGCGCTTTTTGGCGTCGCGATCCCACACCATTTCCAGCGGGTCAATGCGGTTGATGGCGGGATCGCCGTTCGGATTGTCCTCGTAGTCGACGAGCGTTTCGGTCCAGCCCATGCCGCAGATGACGTTGTCGCGGAAAGC